TGGTCAACGAAACCACCTTGTATGGTTGTAAATGAGTGTGATGACCATCCTTCTCTTTTCTCTTGATATAGATCATATAACCAATTACCGATACCTTTTGGTGTGCCACAGAATAAAGCCTTGCCCTTCGTGTCTGCAAGCATGGGTCTCATAACTTCATACCAAGCCTCTTGTGGTATCTGTGCGGTCTCGTCACAAACAAGGAAATTTATTTTTGCACCACGCAAACTATCAAAGTTATCAGCACCCCTCAAACATATCTTTGAATTGTTTTTCAACGTTATGCTCAGTTCTGCCTCGTTCGCTTTCTTTACCCAATTCAATTTGAAAAGTTTTGCTTTGAGTTGATCCCACCAAACGTGTTTTGCCTGTCTGTAACTTGGAAGCACCGCCCAGCATATCTGTTCAGGTGCCTGCGATGCATGGTAACATATCTCCCTGATGCCCAACGTGGTCTTTCCAAACCTCCGTCCGCTCACCAAGACACGGAACCTTGATTGGTCGTCCGCGACCGTACGTTGTGCAACACTCAATTTCACTACTTGTCTTCCTCCCAAGGTAGAACTTCAAGGTTTTCTTGACTGTTAGGGTCGTCTTTCTGTCCAAGGTAATTTTTGCCAAGGAAGATAAGCATCCTCGTGTCGCCGGATTCGACCGCTTTCCTGAATTGGGCACGCCTTAACGATTCCTTTCCAACTGCTTGACCTTCCTCAACGGCTTTCTTGAATCTCTTCTTGACGTTTTCCCCACTCATACCTACGATGAAACCTATTTCTTCGTATGTACACATAAGTGAACCCAACTTCTTTATAAGTTCCTTGTCGACTGTTTTATATTTCTTTCCTTTGTTTGTTATCATGATAATTGTTTGTCCTTGACCACTATCCTGAAATGTCTTGAATCCGTGTCACCACCAGTGGTTGTTATGGTGACCTGTATTGGGTATATGTAGCCCGCCGTTCCTGCGTTTACCCTGAATGTAGCCTTTGTGCCTGAAATGTTAACGTCTGTGCCTGCACCTGTTGGAAATGCCAATGGCGTTGAATCGCCTGATATTGTGCCTATTGTGACTGTTGCTGTGCTTAATGAATCGCCTTGTTGTAGATAGTCTACGAAATCTAATGCATAAACAAGATTAGCATCTGGGTCCTTGTTGATGTAGATTCCTGTGATGTCTTTTTGAAAACCTGTAAGATTGGCCATTAGCTGTTTCTCCTTAATCCAGCACCTGTCAGCACTGGTCTTTTTATAGCAAAATCACGCGTTTCTTGCATGACTATGAATTCGTTTGATTCTTGTTTGATAGTATTTAGTCGTGTTTCCTGTAAAACCTTGAATACATTGTACGGATCTACATCTATGTCAGTCGCAACTACAACCGTACCGGCGCTTATGCTCAAAGTAGATGCGCCGATTAAAAGTCTTGTTGAGTCTGCTGATATTGTACATGCTATGGCAGGACTTGATGATCCAGCCGCTGTTATAACCGCATTTGGAGTTAATGATGATGTTATTGATAATGCAGATTCACCTTGAACAAACACATTTGCAATTATGTTTGACGTGATTGATAATGAAGCCGCGGCCGCATGCGTCTGTACCGCAGATGCAGTTATTGTACCGCTTGATATGATAACAGCAGCACCAAAATCACGTTCAATGGCAGCAGCCGTAATAGTTGCAGATATTGGTAAGTTTGCTGTGCCAACCGCAGTTTTAACAGCGCTTGCCGTTATTGATGATGATATTGAAAGATTTGTTGAACCTATTTCTGTTGCTTCAATTGAAACTGTACATGAAATAGATGATGATATTACACCTATCGCAGTCTTGGCACCAGTTACGCTGACCGTACCTGATGAAATTAATAATGCTGCACCTAGGTCAAATTCTGTGGCTTCAACACCCTGTATTACGTAATCAGATACGAGATAGTCATCAAAAACATAATTGATACCTATATCAGATATGATATTGAGTGTCGACGCACCGGTTATTAAAGCCACGGATGATCCTCCCTGGTGGGATTAGTCTATTGATATAGTAAGTGAGCCACTATTGATCTGCATGGTGTCCCCATCACTTATAGTTTTTGAGGCTGTTAATGCGCCGTGAGCCAGTAAATTACCAGATGTTGATGCATCAAATATACCAATGTGTGTGATAGTTCCAAACGCCCCGCCACTCGCTGTTGGGAAAGTGATGTCTGAGTTTGATGATATCGCTCCCGTAGCGGCAGCAGCCATCTTGTTGTCTATCTGTACACGTGCATATCCGTTTCCTGCAACTTCAGTACCTGTACCCGCGTCAGTTGGATCTGACGTGAATAGACCTATGTATGCGTTAGGTGAAGTGTACGAAGTGTTCCTGAAAAGATGATCCAAGATCTTCAATTCGCTGTAGTTTGACAAAGCAGTCATGATTTTTTCTCCTAATTAGGTTAATTTAATTGTTATAACAAGATTATTTACACAAATCCTTGTGCGATAAAGTGTTATTATTCGTTCTCTATGAACGTTTCACCTGTTATCTCTTCCAGTTTACGGATCATTCGCTCCATGTTGACCCTGACCTTCTTGCCGGTCTTGATGTTTTCCGACCAATACTGCCACTCACCCGCTTCGTTGTGCGGTGATATCTGTGTGACGTTGCCGGCCTCGTCCCTGACGAACACCTCTGAACTTGAAGTCACGTCCTTGGCGTAGATGTGTGCTGAATCCGTCACCGTGCTTGGATCACCTGACTGGTTGGCCAGTATCACAGCACCAAACCTTGACAAAGCGTTGGCGGCATCATAGAATGCGTAGTTGTTGGTGCCATGGCTGGACGCATGGTAGAAACCATACAGATTGGTGATGGTGTTGGTGTTGCCGGCCGCGGCATCTATATATCCAGCTGAGTAGAAGTTGTATGCGTCAGTGATGGTGTTGGTGCTGGTGCCATTGGTCTCTATCATGACCGCGGATTCGGTTGCGATACAACGGTCTATGGTCATGTTCTGCGTTGGTGAACCCTCATAGTCGGCTATACCTGCACTGGTGACCGATGCCTTCAAGTTATACAGCGTTGAAGCCGAACTGCCTGAACTGTTGTTGGCCGTGCCTGCCGTGAACAAGCCCACTGGTCCCCTGCCGTTGGATGCATTGGTGTAACTCTCTCCGTCCATGTTGGTGTGACTGGAGAATATTACCGATCTTGGATTCCAGTTTGAGTTGTTGGTCGATCCGTTGGTCACAGTGGTTCCGTAGTGTAACACGTGTCCGTATTCCCTGCTGGTCAGTGCGTCAATGTTGGTGCTGGTCTCCCTGGACAGCACCACACCCTTGACTCTACTTGGTGAGAAATGGTATTTTGGATATGTCGGTGAGTTGCCCAACTGGCCACCGTCCGTGGACAGTTCTATCCTGCCCGTGCCATTAGAACCAATGAACAATGAGTCATTGGATCTGTTGGTGGTTATTAAATTGTCAGTTATTGAAACTGCCTGTGTCTGTATGTCACCAAACACTGATAATGAGTTTGATGCGTCATAGAATGCGTAGTTTGTGCCAACACCCCCCGTTGATGCGGCCACGTAATAACCGTATGAATTGGTTATGGTTCCACCCGCACCGTCGTTGCCGGGCTGTGCGTGATATAGATAATGATCGGTTATGGTGTCATTGGTATGGACATATGCCTTCGAGAAGAAACCTCTGGCATCCGTGTAAGTGAAGTTGCCGGAACCACCTCCTGAATACACTTCCATGACTGCTTTGACACCTACCGGTGCGGTGATTGTGATATCACCTTCCGCATATCCAGATTCACCCCAAGCGGAACAATAGAATTCCGCGGGGTTGGCTGTGTATAGTGTGCTGGCAGTTGTGCCGGTGTTGACAACGTTGGTTCCAAAACTTGCGGCTTTAGGACCCCTGGTTGAAGAGACCTGTGTGAAACTGTAACCGGCCATGTCCAGGCTGTTGGCCAGATTCAGCGTCCTCTGTCTGAAATTGCTATTGCTTGTGCTTGATCCCGACAGCGTGGTGTTCTGTGCGACACCCAACACGTAGTTTCGTGCCGCGGTGTTGGCATCAACGGTTTCAACACTGCTGACACCAAGCGTCTTGACCACACCGTTTGGATTACCGTAATATTGCTGGTATAATGCGTTGTTCCAGAAGTCGGAACTGTCAGTTGATATACCGATACGTCCCGTGCCGTTGGCTGATAGACGTAGGTCATCGTTTGACCTGTTGGTGGTTATTAAATTGTCTGCTATTGTGACACCGTCCAACGCGGCCGAGCCGGTCAATGATAATGTAGAACCATCGAACGTTAGGTTGGCTTCACCATCCAGTTCCGTGGTTGTCGCACCGATTGAAACAAGTCTGTTCTCCGCTTGGTTGTTGAGTGCGGTGATCGTGCCACCTCCACCACCGCCCACTGAATCTGCGTAGGCTTTCACGGCGGCCGATGTTGGTATTGTGGTGTCGTTGTTGTTTGATCCTATGCCCTCCGCGGCAGTGACCAATGTGCCAGCGGCTATGTCAGCCGTCTCGATGTTTGAAATGCTATTTCCTGTGCCATTTGCATCAAAAGTCTTGTTGGTGAATGTTGTGGTTGAACTGCCTGTGGCATAACTGCTAAGGTCGGGTCCTGTCACCGTCAAGGTATCACCTGATACCGCAGTGGTCACGT